GACAGCGTGAATGCGGTGCGATGGAGTTTGCCGCCGTTAGTTATCTGATGCTCAATGCCCTCGATAAAGAACTCACGCTGTGCAAGTCCTACAGCAGCGTCCTTGAGAAACACCCTGTCACCAAGTTCACGCATGAATGCAATGAACATGAACCCGTAGGACTGACTTGCAACGAAGTCCACTGCACGCACGGGTGGTGAGGCGTCCTTTGCCTGCGACACGATGTACTGCGCGAGCGCCAGGGCGTCTGCGGGGGTGTTGATGTAGGCGCTGTCAATCGGTGTGAAGTCGGACGGCCCGTAGTTGGCGACCGAGTTAGCGTCCTCGAACGACTGCGAGCCTGAGCCGGTCTTGGTGACAGTCGCTCGGTTCTTGATGTTGGTGAGGTCTGCGGCTGGCAGCGCACCGGCCACCGCCTCATCAAGCAGGAAGTCTGCGTTGCGGAGATACCGAGCGTGGCGAAAGAAGTACCGCACCACACCATCACGACCGTGAAAGAACTCGCCGCGCTCTGTCTGGATCAGGTCGCGGATGATAGCCAGCGCGGAGGTGTTCCCAGTGAACGGTCCAAAGCCTCCACCGAGGAAGTCACCGAACCCAAGTTGGCGCAGGCGGTCGTCCTGCCAGCCAATCGCGTCCAGCACCACGGCGATGGCCTCGCCTGTCGTGATCGGCGGAGCCTGGTACACGATCTCGGGCTTTGCTCGCTCTAGATACAGGAACAAGTCCTGGCAGTTGAGGCGAGTCTCCCGAGCTGTCTTCTCTGGGTTGTGTTCGATGCTGCGAACGAATCCTCGGAAGATGCCGTATCGCTCGCCGTTCAGCAGCGCCTCGATGATGATCGGCCTACCGGGGGTGACGTATGGATGCAGGTCGCTGTCAGGATTCAGAGGGCTGTAGCGGGAGTTGGGATCGTGGAGCGTGACCGTCGCCTCGCCCGCTTGGAAGTCGGTGAGGTTGCCGTCGCGGCCTCGTCTGACGCTGATCTGCTTCACGTCCTCGCTCACATCGGAGTACAGCGCGGAGAAGTCATCAGCGAACCCGTCAAGCCCACCGAACTCAGAGATGCCGAACTGGATCAGATTGAGAAACGATGTGAACTGTGAGGTCAGAACCTTTGACGAGTCCAACTGTGAGGCGTCCAGCGTGAATGCGTTGGCGGGCGTCGCTTCCCATCCGACGCGCACGACGTACTGCACGGTAAATGGCTGATCCAACTCCTCGTCTGGGATTGACGAGCCTTCCTCGAAGAACACAGACCGGACTGGTTCCTCTTGGACGACGGGCGCCCCAACCGGGTCAGTGGTGGCCTTGTCCACTGTCTCAGGTCCGAGTGCCTCGTCAATGGTGGGAGGAACCAGCGGCAGGGGATCGCTGGCTCCCTTGTAGCGCAGTGTGAAGAAGACGCTGCTCACAGTGCGAACGTCACCTGACGGTCAAGGGCTGCCTTGATGTCACGAGCTACGCGGTCGGCCTGCTCGCGGCTCATGCCAGCGAATGTCTGATCACTCACATTGAGATTGATGGTCATTCCGCCAGATCCGACAGACGCCGAGATTGTGGGTGAGACTGTGGCGCTCGCGATAGCGCCCTCTAGTCCTCCTGTGTCTACTCCCTGAGCAAGCCCTGACGCCAGGCCGTCGAACCAATGATGCAGGTCCGACATTGGCCCCTTCTTGGTAGGACTGCCAGTCTTTAGGTAGTCCTCCAGAATCTTCGCGATTGACTTACCTGCTGCTCCGATGCGCGGGAGTACCTGAGTCAGTCCGTTAGCGAAGTTCTCTCCGAGATTCTTTCCGCTGGACAGGAACGCGACTGCCAGGTTATTCAGTCTGGCAATGGTGCCCTTGGTCTTGCCGAGCGACATATTGCGAACGTCGTTGAAGAATCCGGTCATGCGAGCGAGAGCGCCCTCCAGCTTGGCTCGCTCGTTCTCGCGCTGCGCGTCGTAGAGAGCCTGCTGATTAGCAAGTGCTGCTTCTTCCTGAGCCTGGCGCTGCGCCTGCTGCGCCTGCAGCAGCATGATCTCGTTCTCCCCGGCAACACGCTTCTGCTCCAGCTGAGTGTCAAGTGCGTCCTGCAGACCCTGACGACGGCCAGCCCATTCAGTGTCAAACGCATCCTGAGCGGCCTGACGATCTGCTTCACGCTGCGCTCGCTCTTCTTCTGCGGTCTTCTGGAGATCCGCGATGGTCTGCGCTCTTACAGCAGCGTCCATTTCCTTCTGAGCCGCAGCAATAGCCTTTGGATCTCCCCACTTCTGCGCCTCGGCGAACTTCGCCTGAGCGTCACCAAGAGCACCTGCCAGATCCTGCGATGCAGCGGCATCCTGCAATGAGCGGATCTGCGCCTCTGCTGGAGTCAGCTCGTCGTAGAACTTCGTCAGACTCTTCTGCGAATCACGCATCATGAGATCGAACTGACGGAACGAAACCTCGGTAGCCACCACGTTGCCAGCGGTGTCCTTCAGAGTGCCCTTAAAGTTGCGCTCGATGCTCTTAAGTTCTGTTGCCAGGCGCTGCTGCGCTGTCTCTACGCTCCCAGTAATGCGCGTCCATGTTCCGTTGATCTCAACGTATCCCCCTTGGAACTCGCGCCCGATATCGTCCATACGCGCCCTGCTGCCGTCTGCCATTCCGCGCAGAGTCTTCTGAGTGTCTGTGTCAAACCGCTTCAGCGCGACGGTAGAGATAGCCTGGCCAAGTGATCCTGCTGCGCTGCGAATACCCTCTGTGCGCTTCTCGCGAGCCGCCTTGATGCTCTCGGCGCTCGGCTTCTTGCTGCCGCCCTTCGCGCCCTTGCCCTTCGCGAAGGCTGCGCCGGTACGCCTCAGCGCATCGTCAATCCCCATGCCGCCATTGACCAGCTCCTGCTGCCGCCTGTTGAGGACGACTTCTCCAGCAGTGAGCATCGCCGGCACGCGATCACGACCACCGGGGCCGCGTACAAGTCCGCCGCCTGCGAACCCGGTGACGTAGCCGCCTGCGAACTTGCCCTGCACCTTCGACTCTGTGACGTTGATGCGGACATTCGCCACCTTGCCGTCAAGGCTCTCAACCTTCTGGATGAGGTTGTCGAGCTTCGTGATCGCGGGCTGCACGTTCTTCCCCAGGTTCACATCCGAGAAAGCACGCGCCTTGCCCGCCGCATCATTGAGAAGATCACCGGGTTTCGCATTCGCGATCTCGCGGAGTGGCTTCGCTAGGTCGCTTCTACCCATCGCATCGAACTGATCCGCAGCTGCGCGAGCGTTCTGCTGCAGCGACTTGAATCCCTGATCCTGCGAGAGTCGCTTGTTGAGTGCGTCAATGGCCGACTCGTAGTCCTTCGCGGCCTTCGATCCCTTGCCCCCGGCCTGCGCTGCGAGCCTCAGTCCGCTGATGCGCGTCATTTCAGCAGCAGATGCCTCACGCATCCTCGTCGTGACGTTCTGATACTCGGTCCTGAGTGTGCCGAGGGACTGCTTGACGCTACCCGCCGCCTGCGACTGATTGCCCATCGAAGTCGCCAGGTTCGCCTGAGCTGCGGTGAGGCGCTGGACTGCGGAGGTGTATTGCGGGCCGCTGGTGATGCCCTGCCTGCGGAGATCCTGCACCTGGCGCTCGGCAGCGGCGACCTCGTCTGCTGCCTGCTTGGTCGCCAACTGCGCCTGTGTGTAGTTGCCGACTGCGCCGAGCAGCGTTCCGACTGCACCGGCAGCATTGCGAGCAGCGGTATCGAGTCCCTGCAGCGCCTGCGCGTAGATCTGCGCCGGGGGCGTTCCTCCGAAGAGTCCCGACGAGAGAGCGGCGATTCCACCTACAAGAAGACCGACGCCGGCAGCAGCAAGTGCCCACGGGCTGCCGCCCCCGGTAAGAGCAGTCCTCAGAGCGGTCATCGCCAGGCCAGCGCGACTCATTCCCGCCTGCATAGCCGTAAGACCGGGGGCAAGTCCCACAGATGCCGCTGTAATGCCCGTGAAACCGCTCTGGAGGGCCTTAGAAGCGCCTGCGAGGGCCGTGACACCACTTACTGCCGCCTGCACTACCGCAAGCTGTCTGAGGCTCTGTACGAAGGCGATGACCTTATTCACCGCCATAGCCGTCAGCAGAGCGGCGACAGCGCCGGTCGCCACTGCGGCCAGGGGTCCGAATCCAGCGATAGCCGATGCTGCGGTGGAGAGCGCCCCGGCGAAGAGTCCGAGAGGACCGATGGTTGCCGTGACCACATTCCCGAGCGTGGTGAATGCGGCCTGAGCAATCGTGCCAATGTCAGAGAGCAGATTCTTGAAGCCTTCGCTGCGAAGCAGTTGTGCTGCGAAGCTGCCGAACGCTGATGCGGCCTGAGTGAACGCTGGAACCGCTGCCTGCACTACATCATTCAGAACAGGCATGAGGGAAGTCATCGCCGGCAGCAGTCCGACGCCGATCTGCGCCTTCGCATTGGCGACCTGAGCGGCGAAGATCCTCTGCTGGTTGGCCGCGCCGCCAGAAGTCCTGGCGAAGTCACCCTGAGCATCGCTCGTCTGCTTCAGAATCTGCGCCTGAGCTGCCAGCACGCGCTGCTGCGGAGTCAGGCTGCCCTTCGTGGTCTTGATGATGCCCATCGCCAGCGCCTGCTGCTTCAGCGTGGCATCGTCCAGCAGCACTCCGTACCTGCGGATCGGCTCGCTCTCTCCTCGGAGCGCAGCGCCGATAGCGAGGATCGCCTCTTCTGGTGAGGTGTTGTAGAACGATGCGAGATCAGCAGAGAGAGTGACGAGCCTGGTGCTGAATCCCGTCAGGCTCTTGCCCGAGAGTCCTGCGCTCTTGCCGAATACCGCGAATGTGGATGCGGCATCCAGAGCAGCAGTCTTGGACAGGCCCATGCTCTTGGCTGCCTGATTCGCGAACTGCTCAATCGCCCCGGCGCTGCGACCGAAGATCACGCGAGTCTTGCTCATAGACTCGTTGAGATCGGACGCGGCCATAGTGACCGTCTTGATGCCCTGTATCGCCTTTGTGACGATGAAGGCACCGGCTGCGGCCTTCATAGCGATACCGAGCCTGCCGAATCCTGCGGAGGCCCTACCTACCTGCTTATCCGACGTAGCAGCGAACGTCGTGATCTGAGAGTTGGCCTTCTTGAGCTGTCGCTCCAGGTTGCCGATGCGGGCACCGAGTTCGACGTATGCCGATGCGACCTCAGTTGCCACTCGCTAACCCTTTCGCTGCTTCTCCGCTTCGCGAGCCGCCCTCTCGCGCTCTCTCATCTCGTAACGATAATAGGCGATCCATTGCGTCATTTCGGCTCGCGTCATTCTCTGATCAAGCTCAGAGACTGTCATTCCGAGATCACGCGCTATACGGAACCGCCAGGTTGTCTCAGGCCTCTTCCAGAAACGTGGCCTCGGCGTCCTCCAGAGCGGAGATACCTATGCCGCTCAGAGCCATAACCCGGTCAAGAACTCGGTTGATCGCTCGCATGGACTGACTCCGCACCCACTCATAGCCGTCATCTCCCAGCTCAGGCTCCACGATGCCGGCGATCACCAGATATGTCTGCAGCTTGGTTTCGTCCAGATTGCCACGAGCGTCCGTGGCCTTCTGCTGAACCTCCTGATATGCCGCCATGGAGAGTTCACGCACCTTCACCCGAGAGTCCCACTCGGGCACATCAATCCACTCTTCGCGGAGAGTCTGCTTCTGGAGCAGATCCTCCACCGAAAGAACGGGCAGCGGCTGCCCCTCAGCCGCGCCCTTGGCCCCGGGCTCAGTCATCAGACCGTGCCCCGCGTGACAGCACCGGAGTTCTGGAACTCGGCGCTGAACCCGACCGCATCGCCCACATCGGCGCTGACCTCGAACGAGGTGAGGATTGCCGATCCGCTGTAGTACGGACGGCCCGAAGCCGAGCCAGCCGGAAAGACCTTCCAGGCGCGAGGCGTACCGCCCAGCAGACCTGAGAGGTAGCCGTCTACCGTGCCATCCCACTTCCCCTCAATGGAGATCGTGCGGTCACGAAGGCCGGTGACGTACACCTTGTCGTCGTCGCCGAGAGTCGAAACCTCGGCAGTCTCCACCTCGGCCGGAATGCCGACTGAAGTGGAATAGCTGGTGAAGTTGCGCTCGGTCCCACCGGAATCGGTGATGTAGACCTCGGCATCCTTACCGTGGAAGAAAGTTGGCAACGTAACTCCTAACCGCGACCGAAGCCACAGACGAACGTGGCCGTGCCGCTGGTGATCGTATAGGTGAGCCTGGTGTAGCGGTTCACGGTTCCGGTCCCGGTAGTGCGGAAGGACTTATTGGATGCCGTGATGGTGCCGACCGTCAGATAGTCAGTGTATGTGACGTTATCCGAGGACGACTGAATCGTTATGACGACGCTGCCCGCAGCTGCGGTGGCATGCGCGTAGGCATAGCCGCCATTCGAGGACGAAGCACCGTTGTCATAGACCGCAGCGGTTCCGCTGGTGCTGCGCTCTGCGAGAGCGTGGTGAGAGATCAGCTGCTCGGTGCCGACTGAGGACTGACCCTCAATGCTCACCATGACCACATCACCCACATCAGCCGTGCGCTCGGCGGAAGTCACGTCCAGGTTGTATCCCCGACCGCTGCTGCCTGCCGCATCGCCTGACGGATAGATGCTCCAGATGCTCTTCGTGCCAGATCCGGTGATGGAGTGAACATCACCATCGAACGTGGCATCGAACAGACCCTCGGCGCTGATCGTCGCGTCCTGCATTCCGACAACGTAGGTCTTGTCATCGTCAGAGAACGTGGTGCTCTCTGCCGTATCAACCTCTGCGCTGCTGGATACTGAGCGGAGGTAGCCGGTCAGATCGTTGTCGTCCTGATAGACAACAGCGTTCTTCCCATGCGTGAATGTAGGGCTCACTTGGACTTACCTCCGGTGGGCTTCTCCGGCTTCTGCGCTCCGACCTCTTCAATGAGGCCGTCCTTCAGAAGCCACTTGACGCTCTTATCCGGGAGATCGTCCACAACATCACCCGGCTCGGCTCGCTTCCCGGGTGGGTAGTCGAGTCCGACGAGCGCACGATACTTACTCATGCTGCTCGTACCTCCAGTTCGAAGCGACTGCCTGCCTGACGATAGACGACACCGTTATCGTCCTCTACCAGGTCAGGAAGCTGTGCAATGCGCCGGCATGCCATGACGGTGCCCCCACCGACCACAAGATCGTATTCATCAAGCAGGGCGTCACACCTATCTGCCATCTGCTTGGCGACCTTGTGTGAGTTGCCGGTTGTCCACCCCTTCACTACCCATCGCTCGCGGATCGTTGCCCGCGCTCCGAAGACTCGCGTATCGTCACCGTCGAATAGCTGGATGGTGACGAACGGCGCTACTGCCGTCTGCGGAGCGATGCCGTAGTAGATCCCTGTGCATCCGAGGCTCGTCAGCGTGGCGTCGCCGTTGAGCCGCGAGTAGATCGCGCTACCAGAGGCCGCGCTCATGAAGTAAGCCTGTTGAACGCACGGATAGCGCCTGGCCACGCCTCGCCTAGAGCCAGCTGCAGGAAAGGCTTAGCGGTCTGACGCCGAGTGCCCATCTCCACGTAGATCGCGTAGTCCGCGTTAGCCGTGACGCGCCAGGTGAGCTTCCTGACCGGCTCTGCAGCGATGCTATTCATGAGATTGCCGGTATCCACCGGGGCGTATGCCTTCGCCAGCGCCTCGGTATCGAATGCCGTCTTCTTCAGAATCTTCTCTGCGAGATCATCTGCCTGAGAAGCGATCTCGGGGATTCGGTTGTAGACGATCGGCACGGCTACTTGCCCTTCCCGCCCTTGCGTCCGCCCTTACCCTTGCCCTTGCCGTAACCCATACCCTTTGGCATCAGTCCACCTCATTGCAGAATAGGCGTGTGCATGTGTCGTAAGACCTGGGAGAACTCGTCCTGATGATCTCGTAGGTGTTCCCAGAGTGGATTACCCGGTCGCGTTCGGTGACGCTAGTGCCCTGCGGGACCGTGATAACCCATCCGGTCGCTGCGACGAACTCACCACCCACAATGTCTTCCAAGCCTGCGCCCTGCGGAGAAACCCTGCAGGCGACTGTGCCGACATTGGCCCAGGTGTCAATCACTCCACCCATTCCGTCTGAGGACTGAGTAGAGCGGCTGATGACAGCCGTACCCGGGAGCGTATCGGCAATAGCCGAGCGCATGCAGGCAAGATCGGCAGTCGTGAGCGTCACGATTCTGTCCTGAGATTCCTTCGCTGCACGCGGGCACGCTTACGCAGCTCCCGAGCCTGATCGCGCATGTTCTTGACCTTCTGCGACAAGCTGAACGACTGCCCGTCCGTAGAGAAGTCGAAGCAGCGAGACTCATGCGCGGCCCATGAATCCAGAATCTCTGCGGCGGCACCGTAGATGTCGTATGACCTGGCGCTCAGATAGAGAGCCGTTCCCCCGGTGTCAGCGGAGAAGTCGAAGATGCCCAGCTGGTAGTCAGCCGTATAGGTCGCCGTTCCTCGGTCGTCGCCTACTGAGTCTTCGATGAAGAAGACCGCTGTACCACTCGCAGCAGTCTCCAGGAAGCCGTATGCGGAGCGAAGACGGGTATAGACGACTGATCCCCCTCCAATGTACGAAGGCTCGCGCAAGAGCTTGTGGCGAACGAGATCCTGCCGGTGGCGATCCAGAACCTGCTCGATCTGGTTGTCGTCCCAGTAGTTCGCCGTGCCGACGTTGTATTCGGCGGTGCCGGCGTAGGTCAGTCCTCGCACCCTGGCGATGTTGTCGGCCATACCGCTTCTGCTCATGCTGTCAGTGCTTCCTCCGGGGACAGAATCTCAGCCGCAGTCCAGGCCACGATCTGTCGCATGGTGTTCTCAGGCGACCATCCTAGTGATCTTGCAAGCGCCGCATCTGGCAGCTTCGTCCCAGCACTCGCTTCCTCGTAGCGATGACCGAAGATCCTTTTGCCTGATGTGTGAACGATCTCAGACTTTGAGTTAGTAACCTCTCGGACAACCCTGGCGAGATCGTTGATCGTTGTGCGGTTCTCTTCGTTGCCGACGTTGTACGCCTGCCCGGTCCAATCCTCCACAGTTGGCAGGTGATCCGTGATGAATCGGCACACATCCCATACCCCGGTGAACGCCCGCTCCTGCTCGCCACCCTCGAATACCGTGATCGGGTCGTTTACGAGCGCCTGATAGACCATGCGAGGCACAACGAATCCTTTGCTCTGCGCCTCGCGGGGACCGGCCATATTCCACGGCCTGATCTGTACGGCTCGGAGTCCTCTGGCGATAGAAGCTCCGACGATTTGCTCTGCGGCGATCTTGCCCGCCTGATATTCGCCTCTGGCAGAGAACTTCTGCTGGATCGTGCATGGATCACTCTCTGAAGCCTGGCCGGTGATGCCGTAGATCTCTGAAGTAGAGATATTGACGAGAGGAACGTCCGCAACCACGCAGGCATCCACGACTTTCTGCGTTGCCCAGACCACATCGCCGGCAATCGTGCCCTGAGCCGGAAGAATCGCCGCAGCGCCTACCGGGGAGGCTGCATGCACCACAAGATCGGCAGACGCGACGTACTTCGGGAGGATCTGCTTCGCATCAGCGATCATCATGTGCGAGATCGTCGGATGAGTGACGCTCACGACATTCGCGGTCATGTTGTCAAGTCCGATGACTTCCCAACCGAGCTTCGCGTAGCGATCCGCCAGGTGAGAACCCATGAAGCCGAGCGCCCCGGTAATCATCACCCTCATACGGCCACTCCGATCCAGTAGTCGGGATTCGCCAGAGATTGCTCAAACTGAAGCCGGTCAGTCATAGATCGCCTCACCATGTCATCCCTGCCCGCGACTCCCTCTAGATGCGTGATCCTGTACGGCTCACGATAGACCACGTTCATGCCGAGCGAACGCGCTCTGGCCGCCAGGTAGTCATCAGCGAAGTAGTGGATATCGAGGCACGGACCCATTTCCTGCCACACATACTGCGAGAAGAATGGGAACTGACTGCTGACTACAGGTGCCCAGTCGGCGCAGTCAGTCAGTAGCCAGCCGCCGCCCATTGAGCCAGTCGCCAGAACCGATCCATCCAGCTTCTGAAGCCTTGGAGCCGGGTAGAGCGACCGATCGGCTGCCTCCATCGCTGCTTCTGCCCAGCCAGGATGCACGATCACATCATCTGCAGCGAGCATCAGGTATTCGCCCTCTGCTGCCTCTGCGCCGTCGTTCCATGCGGTGCCTATTGCCCTGCGATCCTTCACGATGATGATCTGCAGCTCGTCTGCCGGCACGGTGGCGCGGAAAGAGGCGATCGTCTTCTGACATAGATCCTCGCGCCCCTTGATCGTCGGGACTACGACAGAGATCACTGCACAACCTCAACCGGGGGAGGTTCTGCGTCAGATGACTCCAGACGGTCAGAGAGTTCGTCCAGAAGAGGCTTCCAATAGTGCTGAGTGACCTCGTCTGCGTCGTATCGCATGGCGAACGCTCGCGCATCTTCAGCCAAGCGCTTATCTCCGCGTGCCTCGTATGCGGCCTCATAAGCCTCTAGGACGCCCTCAACGGTCGCTAGGTGCTGGTAGTCCAGCATTGGCGTAAGGATGCGTTCTGAGGCCGTTACAGTCCATCCTGCGCCTACTAGCTCGGGCATCGCAGTCCAGCCGCCCACGATGACCGGCGTTCCGCACGCCTGAGCCTCAATGATGGGTACTCCGAATCCCTCGCCCATTGTCGGACTGCTGAGTACGTCCATGGAGCTATAGAGAGCGGCCATTACTTCGTCGTCATAGCCGAGAAGGTTGCGGTACTGATCCGCCAGGCGAACAGAATCCTCTGGCACCCCGGTAGCCTGCAGCACGCCGGGTATGTCCAGACCCTCCATTTCTGTACCGATATGCGTGTGGAGGTAGAGGATCGCATCGCTATGACGCTCTCGGAGCCTGGCGAACGCCTCAAACTGAGTCGGTAGCGCCTTGCGAGAGGGAATCCCCTTGTTTGCGGCCACGATGCCCACGATGAAGGCATCTTCTGGCAGTCCGAGCTTGACGCGAGCCTCACGCTCATCCATCGGCGCATAGACGTTCGTATCCACTCCATGCGGGACGTAGCGTGGATCTAGCCCCGCATCACGCGCTGCCTGATCTGCGTGCTTGGCATAGACGACCGGCTGCCACGAATGCTTGACTGCCTCTCGGACCATATGCGGCACGCCTTCGTGATCCACCGGGAACCACGGCACCCACCTGGCGCCAGTAGATGTGATCTTGTCGTGCTTCATCACCCATCCGTCAATGAGGGTGATGACAATGTCTGCCCTGTGATCCTTCACATGCGGGCCGATCACATCCATTCCATATGGATGAAATGCCTTGGGATAGACCTTCATCCCGTTCCAGCCGATGGTTGCGCCCTCCAGCCCATAGAAGGCGCTCATAGCTACGTCATGGCCCAGGTCACGAATGCGCGGCGCGAAGATGCGCGTCTGCACTCCATAACCAGTTGCAGTCCATGGTGCGTTGGAATGCCAGAGAATCCTCAACCTCGCCCCCTTCTCATGCCCCGGTAGAAGCGACTAGGGAAAGACACCGGGGCGGGATGCCCTTTCAGCAGACGGTGCGACCGCTGCCTATCCCATGTCGCCTAGTCGTTACGCCTTGCCGCCCACGTAGTGGACGATCACCTTCCCGAATGTGGCCGTGCCGTTGTTCTGGCTGGTCTGACGAACGGCGAGCCACTCATGCCTGTTCAGCACGTCGTGCTCGTCGCTAATCGTCATCTGCTTCGGAACATCGGTTACCCAGTGGTCAGAAGTGCCACCGACCGAGAGTCCTGCCGTCCCGAGGACTGCCGGCGTGCCCGCATTGGAGTACCGGATCAGCTGTACGGTAAAAGACGTATTGCTGCTGGTGTTCGCATGGTTCACAACCCACGCCTCAGTGATAGTCACTGCTCCACCGATATCCGATGCTCTGAAGATCAGCACGTCGGATGTGTGCCCTCCGAGAGGGAGAACAAGAGTATTCGCGTCTAGCTGCGCCATGACGATGACGGCCTGGTGGCCGACCCCCTATCCGAGAAGGTCGGCCACCGATGCCGTGATTCCTACGCCTTTCCCTGCACGTAGTGAATCGTGACCATCCCGCGAGTCGAAGAGCCGCCGTCCACCGTCGCGTAAGCGAGGCTCAGGCACTCGCCCTCGTCGAGCGTGATGTACGACTCGTTGAGGGTGTAGCTCTTGGGAAGGGTGTCGGTCCAGTGGTCGGCGGTGCCGCCCAGAGTCCCGACAGTGCCAGCGATGACCGTCCCGGCGCTGGTGCGCTTGTGGAGAGCCAGGGTGAAAGTCGCCGTACCCGAGGTAGTGGCGTGGTTCACCGCGTAGGCGTCCAAAAGCGTGATCTTGCCGCCGGTACCGCTGTGCTTGTAGATGATCACGTCGTCAGCCGCTGCCGGCATCGGAACCGTGATGCTGTTCACGTCGAACTGTGCCATTCGGTAGTCCTTTCTACTCAGTCGGCACGGAGGCGTCGGAGATCAGCTTGACGCCAAACTTCGGTCGCCACGTTCCGTGGGCGTAGACAGCGGAGAGGTTGATCTCGTCGGCGCGGCGGCTCGCGTCACGCTCGCGCTCGATACGCGGAGCGCGGCGAATGTCCAGAGCCAGGGCCATCGGAGAGAAGATGCCAGCAGTGCAGTCGTCGCTCCCGTTGATGCTCAGGTTCGACGAGATGAAGATGTTGGTGTCGTAGGCACGGCCAACGATCCGGTTCTGCATGACAGCGTCACCGAACTGCGGGGTGTTCTGCATCCCAGAGACAGCGGCTTCCTTCGACAGATCGAACCACTGATAGGGGTGAAGCACCGCGTGGTACGGGCCGGGGGCGTTCTGAGCGCGAAGCTGCGACACAGCCGCGAAGAAGCGTCCCCAGGTGAGGGTCGAACCGGCGGTGCCAGCCGTGCCCCCGGTGAACGAGGCGAAGTTGCTGAGAAGGTCAGTCTCGATCTTCTGAGCGATCGCGAAGCCAAGCTCCTGAGCCGCGTTCTGCATGACAGCGAACGGGTCAGACTCCATGCGCTGATCGGTGACGAGGTACTGAGCACCGACCTCAGACGGAGTAAGCGTGGAAAGCACGGTCGGCTTGAAGGACTGCGACGTGAGATCGTCGTCGTCGTTGATCGAGCTGATCGAAGCCGACGAGTACTCGGAAGCAACGCGGGGAGCGATGCCCTGGCCCGAGAGGGTGGTGACGAGGTTCGACATAAGCTCGTTGTCACGAGCGACGAACATCGCATCCTCGTAGATCTTCTGGATGTAGTCGGTCGGCGTCTGAATGTCGCTGACCTGGGTGAAAGCTGCCGGCACGGCAGATCCTTTCTCTAGTCGGAGCCGATGACGCCCCCGCCCATCCTGCTTGCCGCACCGGTATCGAAGATGCCGCTATTGCCACCGTAGAGTCGGGACCGGCGCTGAGCGTCGGTTTCCCCCATTGGCTCACTGCGTGCCGGGTTGGCAGGCGATGATGCGGGCGGCTGCGTCTTCAGATACGGCTTGGCCTTCAGCAGTCGGCGTAGAGCGTTGTCAAGACTCTCGGGTTCCGGTCGGCCTGCGTCGTCATAGTCCAGCGAAGCCTCGTCCAGAAGCGCGACCGCCACCTCTGCATCCACGATGCCGAGAGAGTTACTGCGAACAGCCACGGCGCTTTCCAACGCCAGGCGACGAGTAGTGACTTCACGCTCTTCAAGAGCCTGCTCCAACTGCTGCATACGACGAGCCTGCTTCTCCGATTCAGAAAGCTCTGCTTCCTCTCGGGCCTGCTGTACCGCCTCCAGCTCCCTGAGCCTCTTGCGGTACTTCGCGGCCTCTGAGCGTGCTTCTTTCAGAGCCTTCTCTGAGTTGAGAGCCTGCTGGTTGTCCTGCTCGTCCTGTGCGTCCTGCGCGTCAGGAATGGGCTCCTGGCCCTGTGTGTCGCCCTCCGGGGGCGTCTGAACGTCCTCGGGCATCTGGCCCTCAGCGCTCTCGTTGATCTCCACGGTAGCACTTGCCCCTTACTGGATTACATATGTGCCGGCAGGGATAGAAGCACATCGGCTATGCGGAATGCACTCCCCGGTACCGTTATGGAAAGTCCACTTGCCAACATGAGCAAGATGTATCAGCATTCAGTTCAGTTGGAAACCACATGACGAGAGGAATCAACATGGCACGTCAGCTTCTGAAGGATGTTCACCCGATCTGCGACGAGATCCTCAACGGTGAGTACGACGACATCCTCCACGCTATCGAGCAGTCCATCAGCATACGTCGCAAGCGTTCGCAGGCCGAGTCTGGCATCCGAACTGGCGCGATTGTGCGAGTGGAATACCCGAGCGATCCTCAGATTGACGGTGTGTACGCATACGTCAAGAAGGTCAACAAGAAGTCCGTGGGCATCGTGGTTCTGCTTGACACCACCGAGCGCACCGACGATGACGGCCTTCGC